ACGCCCAGCAAGCCCTGTTAGCTCAGTTGGAGATCAACAAGGCTGAAGCGGCGTCTGGTAGCTTGTTCAAGGGCGGATGGCGCCCGTTTGTGGGGTGGATATGTGGTTTTGCGTTGCTGTACCACTTCATACTTTGCCCGTTGATTATATTTGTGGTAACCATTTCGGGAGCAGAAGTACCACCGCTGCCTGAGTTTGACATGGGGAGTCTGATGACAGTGTTGTTAGGTATGCTTGGAATTGGCGGTTTAAGAACCTACGAAAAGAAATCTGGGTTAACTAAGTAAGGAGTTTACAAAATGAAATGGTTATTGGCTTCTTACTGGTGGATGCTGTTGACGGGGAAGAAGGCCCCGTCCAAACGCGGACGACCCAAAGGTTCTAAAAACAAACCCAAAAAACGAACTTATAAAACAAAGCCTAAGTAATGTGGGTGCTGGTCTGGATGCAGTTTGTTGTGGGCGTACCTTTGGAACACTTTCAATTAAACAGCTTTGAGAGTAGAACGGTATGTGAACTGTACAAAGAACAGGCAAAGGTTATGGTAACAAGTAACAATATGGCGGTTGCTTGTTTGAACGTGAGGATAGAACAATGACTTTTAAACTAAGTGCACGGAGCGAGGGCAAGCTGGAGGGCTTAGATCCACGGCTTGTCGCGGTTGTTAAATCGGCTATTCATAGATCCAAGATCGACTTTGGCGTGATCTGTGGTATGAGAACCTTGGAAGAACAGCGAGAGCTTGTTGAGAAGGGCGCATCACAGACGATGAAGTCCAAGCACCTACAGGGCTATGCCGTAGACCTAATGGCTTATATTGGCTCCAGGGGAAGCTGGGAACTCAATTTGTATGATGATATAGCAGACGCTATGGCTGAAGCTGCTAGGGAAATAGATGTCCCCATCAGGTGGGGAGCGGCATGGAACGTGTCTAACATCGCTCAGTTTACTGGTGACATGGAAGATGCTATGAATCACTATATCGATGAAAGACGATCACAGAATCGCAGACCGTTTATAGACGGACCACACTTTGAACTTATGGTTTAGGAGAAATGACATGTCTGAATTAGCGCCAAAAAAATCAACAAGACCCAAATCACGCAAGAAGAAAAAAATGTCTGACGTTGATAAAGCGGTTATTGAGGCCATGAATTATGGCCGCCCTCGTGGGACTGTTTACATTGACGACACTGGTGAGGAACGTATGCCTGAGAGCGATTTTAAAGACGGTGGCCTCGTAGGCAACCAAAGTAAACTTGACAAGAACAACGATGGACAAATATCTGGAGCGGATTTCAAAATGATGAAGAACGGCGGTAGAGTTAAGGTCAAAGGCATGGCTAAAGGTGGCCGTGTCAAAGCCAAAGGCATGGCAATGGGCGGTAAGGTCAAAGCCAAAGGCATGGCTAAAGGTGGCCGTGTCAAAGCTAAAGGCATGGCGATGGGCGGTAAGGTCAAAGCCAAAGGTATGGCGATGGGCGGTAAGGTCAAAGCCAAAGGCATGGCGATGGGCGGTAAGGTCAAAGCCAAAGGCATGGCAATGGGTGGCAAGGTCAAAGCTAAAGGTATGGCAATGGGCGGTAAGGTCAAAGCTAAAGGTATGGCAATGGGTGGCCGCGTAAAAGCTAAAGGCGCGGCGATGGGCGGCGCAGGATTCGGCGCGGCTCGTTCTTCAGGAAAAGCGATAGTAACCTATTAATGGCCTTTCTACAAAGTAACATCCCGCACTTTAAGTGCTGGGTGCGGCGTGAGTACACACACAACCATACTGCGTACCACGGAGAGTTTTTACATGCGATGGCGATTGGCGTCACCACCATGCCGAACCGATGCCTGAGTTTTCAGGTGATTTTTACTGGCTGCGAAGCGGACATCGAGGGTATACCTAATGTCCATGGCGGAGCTATGTGGGCGAGAATGCCCATCACGGCTTTAGTAGGGGACACTCCATTTGAAGAGTGGCCGGAGCCTATGCCTGTTCATGCGGCGCAACCTTGGGACTGCTCGTCCCGTACACACGCTGTATACCAGATGGACAGAACTACACCCTGCCCTTGGATGGCGAAGGTAGAGAGCGAGTTCTACCCTGCCAAATATATGTTTACCGTAGACTACACGGACAGTGAAATTGCGGATGATCCGGCACAACATAAACAAAGTCACGTTTTAGAACTGCTCGATGCTGGTCCATATACTGGAAACATTGTTGCTTTGCCGAATAACCGTGTGCGAGTAACTCACCCTGCTTGGTTTGAAACAGGGGAAGGTGCTCCAGACTTTAGACCGTCTCAACACATCCATTACTCCAAGTCAGATTTGGACTATACGTTGGATGTTAATCGAGTGTTTGACAATTTGTATCATGATAGCTCTGAGGAAAAAGAACCCGAAGGAGATAATTCGTAATGGATGTTGTTGATTTTGCAAAACACATGTATAAGGTACTACGAGAGCGCGAACAAGATATTGCAAGTGCTCTCGGAAACGATGCTGCCAAAGACTGGGAGCAATACAAACTCATGGTAGGTGAGATACGGGGCCTTACCTACGCTCGTGAAGAAATAAAAGCCCTGCTGGAGAGAACCGCAGACGATGTCGAAGACTTTATATCTTCCTGATCACGTCGCGCAGAAAATGAACAAGGACACAGAGAAGGCTCCGGCCCCCTCGTCCGATGTGCATAGCGCGTATGTTGACGCCACTGAGAAGGTGTTGGACCCTTCCCTACTAGAGAAACCCCTTTTGCAACGACTACCACAGCCTACGGGCTGGCGTTTACTGGTGATGCCGTATCAAGGCGCGACCAAGACGCAGGGCGGGTTACACATCCCAGATGAAATTCGAGCCCGTGAGGCTGTAGCTACTGTTGTAGCTTACGTTCTGAAGTTAGGCCCTCTCGCCTATAAGGACCCGGATAAGTTTGGCGCCGACAGCGCACCCTGGTGTGCTGAAGGTCAATGGGTGTGTATCGGTCGTTATTCAGGGTCACGTTTTAAGATTGACGGTGGAGAGGTTCGTATCATTAACGATGACGAGGTTATTGCCACCATTCTTGAACCCGACGACATCAAGCAGGTTTAGGAGAACAAAATGAGTGAAGAGCAACTAGACCAAGAGGTCCTTGAAGACGAGGGTGTTGAGGTTGAGATAGATGTTCCTGAAGAAGAAACGTCTACGGAAACCGTTGAGGTTGAGGGTAAAGAACCTGAGAAGGAACCTGAAGACGAGCTTGCAAGCTATAGCAGCAAGGTTCAAAGCAGGATCAAGAAGCTCACCGAGAAATATCGGAACGAGGAACGTGATCGAGAAGAAGCTGTTCGCATGGCGCAACAGTTACTTACCGAGAACACTCAGCTTAAAAGCCGTATGCAGAACTTAGACAAAGGTTATTTGACTGAGTACGGCACACGTTTGGACAGCCAAATGGGTGAAGCGAAGCGCCTTTATAAAGAAGCGTATGAGGCTGGTGACGCGGACAAGATGATGGAAGCCCAAGAGGGCCTGTCAAAAATGTCCATTGAACAAGAGCGTTTACGGATTGCTAAACAGCGGTCTGAGGACAAAGTTGCTGTTGAACAGCAGCAGCCTCAAGGGCAGCAAGTGCAGCAGCCCGCGCAACAGCAACAGCAACAGCAACCTGCTCCGACTCCTGACCCTAAAGCAGAGGCTTGGGCCGAGAAGAATGAGTGGTTTGGTAACGATGAGGTTATGACTTATGCCGTCTTCGGTATCCATCGTAAGATGGTTCAAGAAGAAGGAATTGACCCCAACGGAGAAGAATACTATAGTGAAGTTGATCGTAGGATGCGTGTGGAGTTTCCACACAAGTTCAAAGCGAAACAATCGGGCGGAGCACAGGTCGCACCTGCTGGCGCTTCAGCTACCCGCAGTACAGCTAAAACAGGGCGCAGGTCGGTGAAGCTCTCACCATCACAAATTGCGATGGCGAAACGATTAAACGTACCGCTTGAAGAGTATGCAAAGTTTGTGAAGGATTGATAGAATGACTGATAGAAAACCGCGCGAAAGCGCAACCCGCGAAGTAGAAACGCGCCGTAAACCATGGGCCCCGCCCAGTCGCTTAGAGGCACCTCAACCCCCTGCGGGTTATGTGCATCGATGGATTCGAGTCGCAATGCGTGGTGAAGAAGACAAGATGAATGTCAACACCAAGCTGCGCGAAGGATGGGAACCCGTTCGTAAGGACGAGTATCCAGACTACGAAGCTCCTACTATTGACGAAGGTCGGTATGAAGGAGTCATCGGACAAGGTGGACTTATGTTGTGTCGAATACCTGTAGAAACCGCCCAAGAACGATCCGCGTATTACGGGACCCGGACCCGCGAACAGATGGTAGCAGTTGATCAGGACCTAATGAAGGACCAACATCCTTCAATGCCGATATCTAATAATCGGCAAAGTCGTGTATCCTTCGGAGGCACAAGAGGTGACTCCGAGTAACTTTTGAGGTGCTATTATGGCAAATTCTAACGGATCCTATGGGCTTCGTCCTGTAGGTAAACTTGGTCAGGCGACCAATTCTACCGGTATGACAGAATATCGCATAGCTTCAGACAACTCCAACCCTATCTTCCAAGGCATGGCGGTTATTCCGTTGGCTGCGGGCGTGATTGACGATCTACAGGCTGCGGCCGGTGGTAACGTGTCAATCGTTGGTGTGTTTGGTGGCTGTGAGTTCGTCTCGTCAACTACTGGTGAGACCGTCTTTTCCAACAACTGGCCCGGTTCTGGCGCGGATTCTAATTTCCCCGTCAAAGCCTTTTTGTATGATGATCCAAATCAACTGTTCACCATTGCAACATCTAATGTTGTGGCCGGTCAGAACACTGAAGCGGAAATTCTTACATCTGTGTTCGCAAACATCGCGTTTGCAACAGGCAACAGTGGTTCTACAACTACTGGTATTTCTTCTGCATCCGCAGATTTAAATACAGTCGCAGCTACCAACACTTTGGCACTCCGTATTATGGGCATACAAAATGACCCAGACAATTCGGATTTCACTGTCGCTGGCATTCCATTAATCGTTCGTATCAACAACCACTTCAATGCGCCTACTGGTTCCATTGCTGCTGGCACTGTTGCTACGACCGGCGTATAAGGGGGACTAACATATGGCTATTTCACGCGCACAACTAGCGAAAGAGCTTGAACCAGGTCTCAACGCCTTGTTTGGTATGGAGTACAGTCGTTACGAAAACCAACACGGCGAGATCTACACAACTGAATCATCAGACAGAGCGTTTGAGGAGGAAGTTATGTTGGCCGGATTTGGCTCGGCACCTACAAAATCTGAAGGTTCCGGCATTTCGTTTGACGATGCTAACGAAGCATATACAGCTCGTTACAACCACGAAACCGTTGCGCTTGCGTTCTCTATAACAGAGGAAGCAATCGAGGACAACTTGTACGACCGTCTCGGCAGTCGTTACACACGCGCCCTCGCCCGCTCAATGGCCCACTCTAAGCAGGTTAAAGCCGCTGCGGTACTGAACAATGCGTTCGCCGCTGGTGCATCTGCTGGCGGAGACGGTGTTGCACTTTGCGCCACTGATCACCCGCTTACAAACGGTGGAACTTTTGCCAACGAACCATCAACTGCTGCTGATTTGAACGAAACTTCTTTGGAAGACGCTCTTATCAACATCGCTGGTTATGTTGACGAACGTGGCTTGAAGGTCGCTCTCCGCGGCATGAAGTTGATGATCCCACGGCAATTGCAATTCGTTGCAGAGCGCCTGATGGTCTCCAACCTTCGCGTCGGTACTTCGGACAACGACACTAACGCAATTCGTTCAATGGGGATGTTACCTGAAGGCTATGCCGTCAATGACTTCCTTACTGACCCAGATGCGTTCTTCATCAAAACTGACGCGCCTCGCGGCTTTGTTCACTTTGAGCGGACTCCGCTTTCCACTAACATGGAAGCAGATTTCGACACAGGGAACATGCGCTTCAAGGCACGGGAGCGTTACAGCTTTGGCTTTAGCGACCCACGTTGTGTGTTCGGCTCACCTGGCGCATAACTAAAAGTCTATCTATAAGAGGGGGCTGCTTCGGTGGCCCCTTTCTTTTTGTTTTAGAACCGTGTACTGTTTGGGCATCCCTGACAGTCGCAATGGGCGGCTGACTTAACCCTGACAGGAGATTCTCATGGGTAATTCTACTTTCTCAGGACCAGTGCGTTCTGAAAACGGCTTCCAGCAAGTCACTAAAAACACAACAACTGGTGCAATTACACCTTCCCAATTTGCGTTGCAGACGATTGCCACCACAGGCAACAATGTCGTTGACACAAGCACAGGCACAGCGGCAGGTGCAAACAACGCCAGCCTAGACACTGGCGCAACAATCTTTGGTATCGTGCCAAATGCAATTGGTGCTGGAGTTCCAGCCGCTGGTACAAATCACTTTGTGAGCAAGGTTGACGGCACCATCGTATCCACATGGATTATCGACCTTCACGCGGGCTATAAAAGCGGCGGTGCTGCTGGTGACGCTGTTGGTACGGCTGGCGCAGCTTCAGCACACATTGGATCGATTACTAAAGAAGTAAACGGCATTCCAATGCTCATCGAAATGGGCTGTGTCGAGGTCCCAACTGGCGGCGATCCAGACATTAACTTAGATTGTTCAGCTACAGGAACTACAGCACAAGACGCAGCATTAACAAGTGGTA